TAAAAATACTGAGTAGGCTGCAGCAACCGGTGCTGAATATGCTACGCAAATCCATGGTCGCATTCCTAATCTGTAACTAAGTTCCCATTGGCGTCCCAGGTAAGCTGCGATACCAATGAGGAAGTGGAAGACGACGAGTTGATATGGTCCTCCATTGTAAAGCCATTCATCGAGATTGGCTGCTTCCCAGATGGGATAGAAGTGTAGCCCGATTGCATTGGAGCTCGGGACAACGGCTCCTGAGATGATGTTGTTTCCATAGAGTAGAGATCCTGCGACGGGTTCACGTATGCCGTCGATGTCGACTGGG